CTACCTAAACTAAATTTACCTGTTGTAGGATCTCTAACAAGTCCAGATAATAAATTACCTTTATCAAATAAACCTTTAGCGGCACTAAAGATACCACCTTGTCCTGTAAACTGACCACTTAAAAAACCTGTTGCAGGTTTACCTAATAATTTTGCAAGACCAGGACCTCCAAATTTAAGTGCGGCTGCACCTAAAGCTAGTTTACCTAATGGTGATTTAACAACTTTCTTTACACCTTTTGTAACTTTTTTAACTAGTTTACCTAAAAAATATCCTTGTCTCTGGTCTTCGAGACCCATAATGCCACCCATATTACGCATTTGTCTTTCCATATTCATTCTTGAAATTGCCATAGTTTTACCTTTTATCGCCTTTTTGTTCTATAATCAATCATATATCTCCAGCATATCTGCTAGTCCGCCGTCCATGTAATACATTCTTCTGTTTGTGCCATCAATAAAACCACCATCTTTTTCTCCACCACCCGGATCAAAAGGATCGTTGTAAGAACCATCTGATTGTACACCAGACTCACCTGTAGAATAAGAACCACCCTGACCACCTGTGTCTTCTCTGTAGGCTCTATCTACTCTACTTATGTTACGTTCTTCCTGAGCTCTTTGTTCAGCTGTTAGTTTTTTAGATGCAAGTAAATCAGCTCTTCCTTGTGCAGCAGCCGCTGCTCTCGCTGCCTCTTCAGCAGCTTTTCTATCAGCATCTCTTTGTTTAGTTTGTTGGCCATAAAAATTATATTTAGCCCTCATCATTCTTGTCATTTGATTTGCTTTGGCTGCATTTGAACCTACAAACATTCCTGTTTCTTCATCAAATTCAGCACCATATTTATCAGCTAATCTTCCTGATAAAGATTCACCAAGGCTTGCATACTCTTCACCCACTCTTTCTGCATAATTACCAAAACCAGATCTAGTATTTAATCCAAATGGGTCTTTAGATAAACCGGATTGGTTATCACCAAATACTGTTGGACCGGTGTAGCCCATATTTCTTGCTATGAACGCTTGATCACCTCTAGGCAATGTTCCAAATCTATCTGGAATAAGATTTGCAAGAATACCTAATTTCATTCTAGGTTCGTAACCTTCAGCTATAATATCATCTGCTGATTGTGGTGTTAAAAAATCTTGTATGTTACCAGCAAAAGTTCGTTCTTGAGGAATGGTGTCATAAAATCCTGCATCTGCTCCAGTTAATTGTTGGTCTCTCATAGTATTAAAACCAAAAAACTTATCAGATGGATTGTTAAGTCTATTTTGTCTGTTAGTAATTTCATCCATAAAGTTTGTTGTTAAATCTCCTGTGGTTCCAGCAAAAGTTCGTTCGCCAGCTCCGCCACCGGTAAAAGCTTTTGCGGGTAATGTTGTTATGCCACCTGTATTATCGTCGTCTGTAGGAAAATTAAATGCACCACCTCTAAATTGTTCTTGAGGTATAAAACTAAAACCTCGATTGTATATATCTTGGTCTGCTTGACTATAAAAACTTGGTGCACTAAATATCGACATAATTATATTTTTGAATCACCTCCTATCGGTAATGACTCTACGGTTAATTTTACACTTCTAGAGATATCTTCTCTTTTAGTTTCTGTCCCTGGGTTGTTTACATCTTCATCTGCTTCGGCATCTGACATATACTCTTTACCAGTTTTTAAATTTTTTAAGGTAACTTCGCACTCTGGTGTAAGAACCACAGTTGGTTTACCGTTTATCTCTTTTATTTCTTTTTTAGCTTTTGTTTCTATAAATGGCATTAGTCTCTATTTATCTCCAATATTGATACAATAACATGTAATTCATTTGCATCTGCTGCTTGTGCCTTTAATACCTCATTTTCTTCTAAAATTAAAGGGTGAGTTAACAGCTCAGTTGTTGCTTTTGAGGCTATAGCTTTGTCTTTAAATAAATTAAATACTGCAGCAGCAGCATTTGTTATGGTAAAAGTTATCGTGGTTCCTGATCCAGCGTCCTCGGATACTATTATACTTTTAATTATGGCCCTAGAATCAGATGGTGTTGTGTATACTGTAGTATTATCTGTAGTGCTTAGATCTATTAGTTCGTTTTTGTATATATTAGCCACTTATAAACCAAGAGAATCTCTCTTGCTCCTGTTTTACTTCATCTAAAAATGTAGAATTTAATTGATCCTTCATAATAGTTAAAGCTCTGTTAATTTGTTTTTGGTTTGATACATCATAGTCTTCTTTTGGTTCCGGTATTCTTATATTTATTTTAGACATTATCTTCTACCATCCGGTTGTATATCTAATCTTAGTGTTCCAAATCTCCACTTCTCACTAGCAGCATCGTTTTCTATTTTAATATTTACAAAACGACCTCTAGCTCTTGTATCTTTTTTATCTGTTGTAGAGTCTACAGTAAAAGGACTTAATGTTGTAGTAGTATCAGATTGTTGTGGATACCTTTTTACTGCTAAGCTTATTTTTGAATTACCTTGTAAATCTTTAAAGTCAGGTATAAATCTTCTAACAGCCACAAATGCTTCACCCGCTATTGATGGTCCTTTAAAAGATCTTTGTTGCATATCAAAATCAAAAGACTTTATAAACGATGTTACGGTTGTTGTTGAACCATCTTCATTAACTTGATCGGTCCCTGTTTCGTGTTCAAAATATTTTGTTTGTCCTAAACCATCTTGACCTATAACTGCAGGAAAAGTTCCGTTAGCCGTGCTATCATATTTTGTAGCGTATGGTGTTGGGTATATGGTTGCATCCATCCAACTTGTTCTTGCTTCTGTTCCTGTATACCAGACACCTCCTGGTACTTTAGTCAAGGCAGATTCACCGTAATTATATACAACATACTTATCGTTAAAAGTAGCTGTTGATGATGGATAATACCAAACAACTTCTGTAAATAAATTATTTAATCCTGCAGCAACTTGTTGTCCTTTTGTTGTATCAAAATTAGTAAATACAAAATCTTCTACAGAACATGGTAAAGATTTAACTGTACCATCAAATAGAAAGAATCCGTTTGGTGATAACCAAAAAGCTGCACCATCTATTTCTACAACTGCATTCTTACCTATCAGTCCACAGTTTGTACCCACTTGTTCAAAGCTAAATGTAAATGGAGCACCTATAAATTTCATGGTATACAAAGCATTATCAGTCCATATCAAGATAACTTCTTTTGCTTTTAAAGCACCTACTATTTTAGTTCCATCTTGTAGCCTTTGTGTTCCTGCTGAGTTTGTTGCAGAAGGAGAATATATATTTATATTTTCTTGGTCAGAAAATCTAATGAACATATCATCTTGTGTAGTTGTTGTTCCAATAGTTGTCTCTGTTCCAAAATGTATTAAGTGACGTGTAGTTGGTGATATCAAAGTAACTCTAGATGCAGTTGGATTATTGGATGTTTCAAAACCAGATGTTGTAGTTGATGCTCTATTTAATAAAGGTGTTGCAGCTCCTGAGTTCCATGTAAATGTTTTACCGTTTGCAATATTTGCTACAAGCACTTGCCCAAAGTTATCTAGACTCCAAAGGCCTGGCTCTAGAACTACGGTTGATGCATTTACTGCATTACCAAATCCAGAAAAGTTTGTAGCGTTTGTAACTGTGGCACCACTGCTATGAGCTTGTCCGTTTGATGTACCGATTGTTGCTGTGCCGTTCGTACCTCTGGTGATACCAGTTAAATCATTTGAACTTACCCCAGTGTAAGTTATTAACTCATTACCAACAGCGATTGTTCCTCCTCCTGTTGGAAAACCTGTGACCGATGTTAAAGTTATTGCTGTACCAGATCCCCCTGTACCAGCAGTGTCTGCATTAAGAGCACCATTTAAAGTTGTTGTTGCAACTCCAGATACTGTTCCACCAAAATTACCAATACCAAAACCATAGCCATATGATTGAGCTGATGGTCCAACCGGCTCGTATGGTTTTATACTTAAACTACCTCCAGTAGATACCGTTCCTCCAGCGTTTGAGGATTGTGTTATAGTAAAAGTATCTGATGTTGGGACCGTGATTACTTGAAAAACTTTATCTTCAAAATCAGAAGCAGAAAAACCTGTTCCTCCTGGTAAAGTTACCGAGTCTAATAAAATTATATCTCCTGCTGCTAAACCATGTGAGGCTTTTGTTATTGTGCAAGTAGGTGAAGTATTAACAGTTGCAATTGTTGCTGAAGTTAATGTAGCTTTTAAAGGTGTAACATCATGAAGCTGTCCTTCAAAATATACAAGTAAAAATTTATCTGTTCCAAGGGCAACATATCTATTACCATCAAGATCAACAAAAGAGTGTTGTTTTCGAACTACACCTACTATTGAATCTGAAACTAATGAAGACCATCCACCCACTTTTTCAGGAAGACCATATCTAAACCTAACATTATCGGAGTCTACCCATCTGTTTTCTGCACCAACAGTAGTGTCCTGTTTGTCTATTCCAGGAGCAAAAGGAAACTCAACAAGAGCCATAATATTACTCCTATTGGTTAGTTGACTTCAATACCCAGCCAACGGTTACATTAGCATAAACAAGAGTTGATGCTTGACCATTAACATTTAAAACTAAGTTAGAAGTTCCTGCATTTATTTTGTGACTATTTCTATTTATTGTAAGATTGTTTGATGCAAAAAAGTTACCGCCATCTATGATTGTTATTTCATCTCCAGTAGCGGCTGTTGATGGTAGGGTGATTGTTATAGGGTTAGTGTTTGTAATTGCAAAAATTTGTTCGCCTGCTACTGCTGTATGAGCAGTTACAGTTGAAGAGTTTACTGTAAGATAACCTTTATTTAATAAACCTAAATTAACATTTGTTGCATCTGAATATACTAATAGTTTTGCTCCAGGAGGCACTGTAACCCCGGTCCCTGATACAGTTTTAATTGTTAATGTTTTTATAGTTGCAGAGCTTTCTCTTGTGGTAGCATCTTCAAACACCATAATTCTTTCTGAACTATCAGGAATTGTAACAGTTCTATTTGCTGCTAGTATACCAGTTAATTTAAAATATAAATTTTTACCATTAGATGTTGCTCCATTATCTAATGCTAATGCTTGATCAGATGAGGCTACATCTAAAGATAGGTAACCACTAGATAATTGCTCTAGTATCTGTAAATTAGTATTTGTTATATTACCCCAAAGACCGGCTTTTTCACCAGTTGTGATAATCTCTAGTTTTGAATTTGTTGAAAATGTTGATGCCATATTAAATCGGGTCTATTTCTACCCAAACACTATTAGTATTTGGATCTATTTCACTCCATGTTATTGCCGTTGCATCTTTAACAGTTATAGTCAAAGGAGTAGCATCAGGCGTTACATTTGCTTTACCAATCAATGTAACACTTCCTGTGTTCAACGTCAATTGGTTTCCAGTTACAACTGCATTAGCAGCGGCAGTGATTACTACACTTCCTGCAGATAAAGTTAGTCCACTTCCTGCAACAGTTACATTAGCTGCAGCATTAATTATTACATCT